ACAATCTTTTCGGCAGCAACATTAGGCGCTTTCTTACCGCTAGGTACTAAACTTAAAATGTTTTTAGAACTAGATGCCATGCGCCTGTTGTTGCTTTAATTTTTCTTCTTCAAGATGCTGCTTCAAAAGTTCAACATAGATATCTCTTTCCCAAGGTATCATGTTTTCAATGTCTGATAATGAATATTTATGATACTGCATCAAAGCAAAATTAAGTCGGAGATAATTCTCCAGGTCCATATGGACCATGACTAAGCGAAAAAAGATGCCAGTCCCTCAATTACTACTTCGCTTTCAACTTTTGTCTTTGGATTCTTAACTGTGATTGTATGAGAAAGTTTAGGCATTGTCTCAAAGAAATTCTCAATCTCTTTAAACTGATTAGAATTCATTGATTCTAAAAAGTCATTCACTTCTTTCTTAGTACAATCTGCTGCAGCCCATACTTCTTCTTCAGTATAGATCTTATCAATACATTGACCAATCAATTGGAAAGACTGATCCATTTGATTTTCATCTGCCATATCAAAATTAGATTTAATAAATTGATCCAACGATGGATACTTAAGTTCCATCATAATAGAATCATCAAGTTTAATTTGATTAGTATGTTCATCATCTCTTTGAACACTAATATCATCAAGATTAATCTTTACTTGAGCAGTAGTAGTCTCATCATCAGGACAAGTAACATTAACTTCAATTTCTTCACCAACAGACTTACCACGAATATTTAAAAATAGATATTCAATATCGAATGTAGGAAGTGATTCTACTTTAATTCCTTTAGTATGAATACAATTTTTAAGTACTGTTTTAATTGCAGTAGTAATCTGTTTAGTGTCTTCACTCTCTAATGCAATGACAAGTACCTTTTCCTCTTTAACAAGAAAAGGTCTATACTTAATTGTTTCTCCTGTTGATGGCAACTCAAGTTCATAAGTTGGTGTAACGATCTTTGGTAAAGGCATAATATCCTATAGTAATTTCAGTATGTTTATTTAGCAGGTCAATGAAGAATTATTTCCTAATTTTAATTTGGTTGTTTGGCAATTTTTGATATTGGACACGAGTTGTATTAGGAGAAATTCCTTGTTGTCTCATTGCTGTTCTTAATCGTTGACCTAATTGTCCTCTTTGTATCTGCATACCAGTTGCGGTAAACCACTTATGCGTAGGAGGAATTGGTGGTGGTGAAGTAACTGGAGGCCGTTTATCTTGCTTTTCTGCCTCTACCACTTCCGCTGCTGGTTCTCTCTTACCTTGAACACTATTAATATAGTATCTAATATATGACATCGAAACTGTACATTTTAATATCTGTGATGCATCATATGTCACTGGCATCGATACTATAGAAGTAGGAAAACAGTTTACAAATTTATAAACCAAGTTTGTACCTAAACCATCCTTTTCAAATTTTTCTACTGCTACACCTTGTGCATAATACTCAGCTGGATATTTCATCCTATAAGAATGATTTGGTTTCTCTAAATCATCATTATAAGGTTCATTAGCAATATATTTCATCCATGTTTCAAAAAATCTAATAGGAATATATGCATTCTCACCAGCAGGAACCATAAAAGTAAAATCTATTTTATTATCATACACTCTTCTATAGGCATGCTGTTCTGTAACACCTGTAAAATCACTAGTTATCGTATGTGTTGCAAGACTTGATCCTGGCAAAACTGTTTCTGAACAAAGAAGATAAAGTGTCTCTTGTGCTCCAGTATTATAATTTAATCCAGCATCTTTTTTTGCTTGACTCCATTTCTCACGAGACTTTATAGTACCATTCCCAGGTTCAGTAATTGAAACTACAAATTGAGATGTTAATGATGGTTGAAGAATCTTAGCCGCAATATCATTAAAATGCTTTGCACCAGAACTAGGAGTACTCTCGTTAACTGAACCTATCGATTCAGCACCTTGATTTAAAAAAGATGCTGTATAATCTGGGTGAGAAGGGAACACCATTTATAAATATATAAACCTGTATGTACTATGTATATAAGATACATGGGAGAAAGTGTAAAAAGTAGGTATAAACCAGAGTTTCCTGTAAAATATGCCGGTGATTCAGGCAATATTATCTGTCGTAGTAGTTGGGAAAGAAAATTTTGTCAATGGTGTGATCTAAATGAAAATGTTCTTCAATGGGGTAGCGAAGAACTTTCTATACCATATCTTTCGCCAGTTGATAATCGTATTCATAAGTACTATCCAGATTTTATATTCAAAATTAAAGAAAATTCTGGTCAAGTAAAGACATATATCATTGAAGTTAAACCCAAAAAACAAACTGCCCCACCAAAGAAAAAGAAAAGAGTAACTAAAGGATACTTGTATGAGATGAGTACCTATGCAGTCAATCAGGCTAAATGGAAAGCAGCATCAGAATATTGTAAAGATAGAAGAATAGAATTTAAAATCATTACTGAACAGGAATTAGGAATCAGGTAATGGAAGACAGAGGTTTACTGTTAAAGGATTCACTAGTTGGTATTGAAAGTCCTGATGATATTATGATGAATATCATGGAGACATTTACGGAGACTGAAGTAACTCCTGAAGTAGGAAAGTATTATACCTTTGTCTATAGTCCTAAGACACCAAACTTATATTATGATCAGTATCCATTAGTTGCATGTCTTGAAATCTTTAGGTGGGGATTCAGAGGTATTAATTTTCACTGGGGTAAACCCAGAAACTATACCTGGGAAGAGATTCAAGGTTACTTACACATCATTAACACTGAAGAAATTATGTCTGTGCGATCACTACCTTATGCACAATACCTACTAAATAACTAAAAAGTATATTCTAATGGCCAAGTTTGATTGCCCAGTTCAAAAACCTAACGGATACTGCAGTGGTTCAAAAGGTAGTAAGGTTGGTGGTGACGAAGAATGGGTGACAACAGGTGGTGGTAGTGGTAGTGGTATTATGGGTGGTCCACTGCCAACCACAAGAGAAAAGAAAGTTGTGGGCGGAACAGAAATATATCATAGAACAGTTACAACTGTTCAAAAAGATGGTTCAGGAGAAATTACTAGTTCAAAACAAGTATTGTTTATAGAAACAAAAAATGCTGATGGAGATTGGGAATGGAGACCAGCAGCATCAAAAAATATTGGTGCAGATGGTAACCCAATAGAAAATAAAGATGGTAATGTCTGGTCTTATTCTGATCCAGATTATCCAGAAATGGCTACTGGAAATGCAAATGGTAAAGGTGGACCAATAGCGGGAGAAAGTTTACAAAAGAGTTTAAATACTAATAATTCACAAATAAACAACAATGTTAGAAGTCAAGAAGTATTATCTACAATGTATAATAGGGACATAGTTCCTCCAAATCAAGCACGTAATGTAGCTCAAGGAAATAAAAATGCTGGTGTCGTTACAGGTGTACTCACTGGAAAAGAAGAAGAGGACCTAGAAAGTGGTGCAATGGAAAAGGCAGAAAAAGAAACAGATGCAGAGGCTGTAGCTCAAAGTGAAATGAATGTAGGTGAAGATAAAGAAAGGACAGATTATGGGGTTGATATAATAAGATATCCACTAAGTCTTGATGGAAATACTCAAGATTTTATGTTATTTGATATGTTAAAATATCAACCTAGAAACTATGACACTGGTGCAGACTCCATGTCTGGAATTAAATCCAGAGCTAATATGGGTTTACAGTCAGGAAGAGCTTTTAAAGGAGCAACACCAGCAGGAACTCAAGACGGCGAGAGAAAAATCATAGCTACAATAGGTCTACCAATACCAGCAGGAATTAGTGATTCTAATGGTGTTGACTGGGGTCAAGGTCAATCAGATGCAATAACAACTGCATTGGCAGGACTTTTTGGAGACTTTATTCCTAAAGGTAATGTAAATACAGAGGCAGCTGAAGGTGCTACAAGTCAAGGAACTCAAATGTCAATACAAAATGCAGTTATGAATAATGCTTTAAGTGGTGCTGACTTCTCCAAAAGGAAATGGGGTATGGCAGCAAATACTAATATGGAATTATTATTTAATGGACCTAAATTAAGATCTTTTACTTTTACTTTTAGACTTTCAGCAAGAAGTCTAAAAGAAGCAGGAGCAATAAAAAAAATTATAAGAACTTTCAAACAAGGAATGTCTCCTAAAAAAAGTCAAAGTTTTACATTTGTTAAAGCACCACATACCTTTATGATAGGTTATTATCATAAAACTAATACACATGAATGGTTAAATACTTTTAAAGAAGCTGCATTAACAAATTTAGCCCTAACATATACTCCAGATGGACAGTATTCAACTTTCACTGATGGTCCTATGACAGCATACCAAATGCAATTACAATTCCAAGAACTCGAACCAGTATTCGATGGTGATTATAACGACCTTGATGGCAATGCAGATACACATATAGGGTACTAAAAAAATGCCTAAACCATATTTCAGTTACGTCCCAGATTTTAATTACGTCAGTCGTCTTCCAGACGCAATGATTGGTGATTATATTGCTGTTAAAAATTTCTTTAAGAGAGTAAAACTTAGAGACGATATCTTTCAAGATACTACCTTCTTTACAAAATATAAAATCATAGGTGATGATAGACCTGATAATGTGGCTCACAAAGTCTATGGTCATTCTACTTATGATTGGTTAGTTTTAATGTCAAATAATATACTAAACATCCAATCAGAATGGCCTCTAAAACAAAGAGACTTTGATGCATATTTACTTAACAAATATGAAACTTATGATAACCTTTACAATGGAGTTCATCACTATGAATCTATTGAACTTAGAGATAGTCGAGGAGTAACTCTATTACCAACTGGTACTACAGTCTCAAAAGGATATACCTATACTTATTGGGATTCATTTATCGAATCTCTTGTAACAACTGTAGATCTTGCTAGTCCTATAACCAATTTTCAATACGAAGAGAAAATAGAAGATGATAAAAGAAATATATTCCTTCTTAAAGCAGATTATCTAAAACTTGCCGTTGATAATATGTCAGAAATTATGGACTATAAAAAAGGTTCTAGTAATTATATATCTAGAACCCTTAAAAATGCTGATAATATTAGATTAACTAGTTAATAGTTATTCATCAGCTAACTTTTGAAAGTATGCTAGTGCATCATCTTCATCAGCAGAAGATGAAGAACTTACTGAAGCAGCAACTGGTTCTTCTCTAGTGGAAGTAAACTGTGGTGTAAATGTACCACGCTCACTATCCTCATTAGAAGTCTCCTCATCATAACGATTCACAGGTGCTTTCTTTTGACCTAGGACATACTTCAGACGCTTCTCAAGATCTTCATAAGACTTGAATTGATCAGGAGCAGCTTCAGCAGCAAGAGAATACTGCTTCTTCCATAGTGCTTCTAGTGCATCGTCATCATCAAGCAGTGGTCCTACTGTATCGAACTCTGACTTATCATAGTTCCAGTAACCATCCTTCTTAACGATCTTCAACTTGAAGTTTGCACCTTGCCAGAAGTCAAATGGATTGATTGGTGTCTCATCCTCAAACTCTGGTTGCATTACATCCATAATCTTATCAAAGATCTTCTTACCAAACTTATAAAGGAACACTTGTCCTTCATTGTCAGGATTAGTAGGATCTTTTACGACATAGATGTTAGCATAGAAAGACAACTTACGCTTCTGTTTACGAACAACATCTTTATCTGATTCATTACCACTGTTCCAGAGTTCACGATTATACTCGGTAACAGGATCCTTACCACCAGTAGTAGTAAGTGAATTCTCAATATACCATCCACCAGGACCTTGGAATGCATGGGAGTAAAGTTTTACCCATGGTAGGTCTTCTCCATCAGGAGCAGGTAGGAAACGAATGACGGCATAACCATTGCCGACTTTATCTACTTCAGGTTTCCATAGACGGTCATCAGTGTTACCACCACTGTTATTAACTTTCTCAACTTCTTTAACTAGTTTAGCAGTCAAAGAGCCAAGAGACGATTGCTTTTTTAGATTAGCAAAAGACATTAGATTACCTCGGATTTGTTAGATTTGGCTTGTGTGTACCTTATAATTTTACAATGGAAATTGATCCATGTCAATCAGTTGACGCATATGATTCAGTAACTGATTCATATTATTGAATATAATATTCATGTCAACATTTGCAGGGAGACCCATGAGTAGTGCAGAGTTTGCAATCTGCTCCTTCATATGTTTTGCCTGTGGATCATCAGAAAGACTTAAACGTGTATAAAGAATTTTTTGTTTCTCTAATAGACGTTCTAGGTCTGAAACATGATCAATCTTATCCTCTTTTGAGAGAGATGGAAATTTAAAGATGGTTGAATAAACATCTTCTTGGAGTTCTGCAATTTCTGCAAGCTCCGCACGGACAACTTCTGAATCAAAAAAGGTCATAGGACAATCTCTTGCAAGATTTTTTTAAATTTAGGTACATTAATATGTAGGAATGGCTCATACTTTTGAATTCTCTTGCTTACGGATTGCCACACCGGATCATCAAGTTTCTTATCAAAGTTCTTCCTATACTCTAATATTCTATCACATATTACTAGAGTTTCAAGTGAGGTATTCCCACCAAGATAACTCTTTAAGATAGGTGGATGACCTTTAGAACAATCAAAGACTTCATCTACTTTCCTATCATCAAATAACTGTTGTGATTCTTCTTTAAAGATATAAGATAATGATTGAACTCTCTTCTGCCATGACTTATATCTATCCTCTCCTTTCTGAATGATCTCTCCAATCCAAAGAGACTCTGGGTCATCACATGAAATAAAATTAGAGACAAAGAACTCTTCTACTTCCTTATCATTCTTCTGTCTTGAAAATTTCTCAAACCAAAATCTGTCCCGCCGTTTGTAAAAGGCTTTAACTGTTGCTCTCACCTTACCACGATACTTATGGTAATCATATTTGTCCTTGGTAAAGTGATTCTTCAGAGACAGATAAGTTCTATAGGCTTCAAACGGCACCATTCACTCCTCTTCTTCTACACACTCCAATTCACCAATAGCATCTACAGGAACTTCTGCATTTCCTAAACGATACCAAGGAACCATCTCACCTGTCTTATAGCTTACACGCTCACCAAGATACTCCATATCTAAACCATCATCTTCTCTCAATATTGCTTGAAGACGATAGTGCATCAGTTCAGTTTTAGTTATCATCATTTTTGTTCATGAATAAGTTGTGATTGTCCCTTTATTATATTAAATGCAAGAGTAATTCTTTCTTTATTAACAGTCTGTGGTTCTACATGATGCCAAGTAGATGCAGGAAACATTACCATTGTACCATCCTCTCCTTCATAACCACAATCATAATCATTAAAAATAGTAGGATGATTATGGTTCTTATAATAGATTACACCTGATAGTAATCCAGCATGATTATGTATTGGATTATCATCTCCTTTATATGCAAAGTTAGTCCATATATCATAGGAATCAAAATGACCATCCCATTTTCTCAAAGCAAAATCACGATGCATTGATCCCATACCCCAGTACTTTGCAGTCAATCGTAGCACCCATGCTAACCAAAAAGATTGTTCAATAAGATGAGGAGAGATAGAACACTGATATGAATTATGCTTCTTTCCATCCATAGCCATATATCCCACATTCTCATGTGCTTTCAATGCTGCTAATGGACTATTCTTAAACTTCTTACCTTCCTTTACCCATACATCAAGTTCCCTCATAATCTGTGGGGGAATCTTAATCACCATTACAGGACAATCCTGCTTTAACTTTTTCATAACCAAAGGATCATTCATTCATCTACCCTCTTTAGATTTATTTCTAATAACAATATGATTACCTTCAATTGAAATCTCAAGATAATCTCTATGACTCCAATCCAATTCCTCATACAAAGCATTAAGTTTAGCCATATCTGCCCATAGATCAGTAGGTGTTGGTTCACCCCAAAACGGATTATCGTCTGGATCTATCATAGTGGTAATTTAGCACGAGAACTTCTCTTTAAGAAATTAAGTTCCTGTGCTTCATACTTGATTTTCTCTTTAAGAGGTTTGGATATCAATTTAGATACTGACTCAACATCTATGCTGTTCTTTTCACAAAAATAAACAACAGCATCTATGTAAGACATATTGCTATTGTTTGTAACAACATTCTCAATCTCTTGAGTAAATCTAGATGGACAATAAAACTTCTTCTCCAATACTTTTTCTAGTTCATTCTCCATTTTCTGACCTAAGATTGTGAGATACAAATTTTTTAATATAACGAACTAATAACTTAATATAATCCTCTTTATTCCTTTTGTCAAATACTTTAATCTCACCCTCTGGTGTTACCATAAGAGTAATAAGTTTTTTGACAGGAATACCTGTTAGTTCATAGTATGCCGAAGCATAAAACATTTCTTGTACAAAATAATTCTCTACCCATTTTTCGGGTTTAATTTTTGTGGATGTTTTAAAGTCTATTACTGCTAACTCGCCGTCATATTCCGCAATACAATCAACTCTACCAGCAAGACCAAGGTATTCTGAATATAAAGTTCTTTCTATAGCGTGTATATTATTTATCTTGTCAAGTTCTGGTTTCAAATGATGAAACATAAACTTGGTCAATGGTTGGAATTCATCCCAATCCATCTCAAGATTCATTAAGTATGCCTGTGCAGCTTCATGGAAATCTGTACCACGCGAGGTTGCTTTTTTCGTGATCCGATTAGCTTCCTCAATACCAACCCGCTTCCTCCATGCGACAAAAACTTCTCTGTTATAAAAACCAGTAACTGAAGTGATCGAAGGAACCCAATTGCCATTTGGGAGTTGATAAAGTCTACACCCGGGAGTTTCTTTTTTGTCAAGTTCAAGTTCACCTAAAAAATTACAATGAGTAAAGGTCATAAATTAAGTTCCGTTTTTGCAATAAGGTATTCTCTACAAATACCAGAGCGAACGATATCACCAATTTGAAATTCAATAGTATCAACCGATGGCATGATCCTTAAAATTTTCATAAAATCAACGATTCCATTCTTCTCATTAGACCTGGTAAGATCAGTCTGAGTAGCATCCCCGCAGAACATAATCTTAGAATTGGATCCAACTCTTGTCATTATACTATCAAGTTCATGAAAATTCAAGTTTTGGAATTCATCAACAATAATAACTGCCTTATCCAAGGTAGTTCCACGAATAAATGATGTACTCCAGAAGTCTATAGTCTCCTGTGCTTTGAGATTACCATAGAGCATCTGAAATTCAGAATCACTAGGCATCTCAAACATATACTTTACCATACTTACATATGGAAGTTGATAAAGTGAGGACTTATCTTCATGATCACCAGGAAGAAAGCCAATTTCCCTGGTAGCAACAAGAGACCTAACAATATATATTTTTTCGTAAGGTGTGTTTGGATCCAGGACATCTCTTAATGCGTTGTAGAGTGTAATGAAAGTTTTACCAGTACCTGCTGCACCATATGCAACAATATTCTTATCTTTACCATAAGATTCAAACAAGAGTTTCTGATTATCAGTGAGAGGATCAATCTCTCTCATCATATCAGTGTTGATTGGTTTCTTTCTTTTCATCTGCTTTGCCGTCATCCCGGCACCTACTGGTTGATCTGTTTTCTTTCTACGTGGCATAAGTTATCAGATTTTTTTTACTTTAGAACCGGGCATTTTAGCAGCTCTTCCTAGAACTTCATTCCATCCTGGATTTTTAGCAACAAGTTTGTTCTGCCATTCTCCTACCTCACCTATTCCAGGCATTGTAGAAGGGTCAGACCAATCTCTATCCCATCCAGGATTATCGTCTTTCCACTGGTCCCATTGAGTAACACTCATCGAAACTTCTTTTTGCTCACCACTTTCTTTGTGAATAACAGGATACGTAGCCATACAATTCGTAATAATCTATAAGTTTATTTATGTTATGGAATCAGAATAGAAGGTTGATCCTCACATTCTGGGCACTCATCATCACGTTTCCATTCAAGTGCTTCAGATACAGTAGGGAACTGACATATAAACAAACACCTTATTGCTTCTGCAATCTCCTTATGCTCCTTCTGTGTTCCATGTGCAGATCGTAAATCAATATAATGCACCCATGACCTCACTGAACCAGTCATATAAAGTCGTGTAGGAGTAGCAAGAGGTAATACAAACCGTGCAGACTCTTTTGCTACGCCATTGGCTAACATATCCTTATACAACCACATCGCATTATCAAAATGCTTTCTAATTCCTATCTCATAATCATGCACAAGTTTACGATCCAAATCATCAGTAGAATTCTGACGATTCTTTGTATCTTGTCTACGCAATTCAGGAATAGGAATATCCTCTTCTAACAAACTACTATCAGCATACCTTTGGGAGAACTCCTGATAGGTGAAGGAGCGATGCCGTAGGATCTGTGCAGCAAGTCCTCTGGTAGTATTGATCTCTACCGTCATATGTGCCTGCTCAAAGACGCTCCAGTGTCCATGCTGAATGCAATACTTCAACAGTCCTGCAAACTTTTCATTGTCCTGGTTCTTAGGGTTACTCACGCGAGCAACATAAGCCATATGCTTCTCCGCATCAGGAGTAACACTTACTAATCTAACATTCTGTGTCATATTTTAACCCAATGATATTTGTATTGATCAAATATATCAATATTATAAAATTCTTCGCTATGTATGTCAAATGCTATTGTGATTCTTTCACTATTATTTCCATACCTATCAGTCCAATGAAATGTATGTGCAGGAAAGAGAGTCATCTGGGCATTTTTATTTAAAATAGGACTACCTTCATAATAAGTAGAGGTAGAACCATCAACTTGAACAGAAAGATGACCACAAAGATGTTTAACAGGAGGAGTTCCATCCCATGATTCATGTTTATGAGCTTTTATTTGATCACCTTTTCTCATTACATTAGCCCAACATTGTGCATATAATGGTTTGCCTTTGATATTATTATACTTCTCATATCCATTACGCATCCACTTCTTTAATGGTCCTGTTCCCCACCAATTCAAAAGATTATACTGACACGATCTAGATGTTAAAGAATTTAAACCTAAACCAGTCTGACCATCAAAATCATCTTTAAGATTAATACCTTTAGCAGGATACTTCTTTATTATCCTTGGTTCATTCTTAAGAATCTTTTTGGCAAGTTTCTCTACATTAATATCAGTAGGAACACAAATAACTTTTGTCATTTAATCTGGGTATCCATCATCATCATCAAAGATTTCATCATAATCACCAATCTCTGGAAGCATATTCTTATAATTTTCATACTTATATGCATCAACATCCGAATAGACTTCAGACTCCAAAGACTCCACAAGAAGTTTAAGATTTTTAACAATAAGTTTTAATTTATCTCTATCCATTATATTTTAAAATACTTGGATGGTTTATATTATAATACAAAAAAACCAGGATGTAAACACCCTGGTTTTAGATCAAGTAAGATCTAGATCACTTTGCACACACAACCTTAGATTCTGTGTGCTTAATGCCTCTGTAAACGAGTTCAGAGACTTGCTTCTGACAGCTCTTGCTGTCGTTGGTGTCATACTTAACACCACGGTAAGTAACTTGTGCCATGATTTTTACTCCTAAAGTAGTTGGGTTTTTTAAGTCCGTTCCTTTAGTCGTTTGCGTCCTATGATTTAAAACATGCAGGATCAGTTCCGTCTTTCATAGTTTCCACTATTTCCTGCTTCAACTGTTCACTGACATCGGGGAATTTCATATCCTTCATCAGCCAATTATAGTCCTCACATGACATGAGTCCTGTAGATGTAGAAGCAATTAGAACTGGTAGTAGCAAGTTGAACATAGGATGAACGCTCCGTTCCGCGACTTACTTGCGCCTCTAATGAGGTGAACGATATGTGAATATTAACACATAGTATCTTATTTAGTCAA